GTGATGGAATTGGTATACGTGTCTGACTCAAAATCAGAATTTTGCGGGTTCGAGTCCCGCTGGGGGCACCAATTTTTGGGATACATACAGCAAATTACATCAAACGATGTGTCGTTGGTTCGATTCCAACATTACGCTTATGCGTGATTAGCTCAACTGGTAGAGCATTCGTCAAGAAACGTATCCCGTTTATTTTTTATATAGGTTGTAGCTCGTGTAAATATTTCAATGCATGTACACTACGCCGTTCAAACTTGTGATAGAACGTCCTGGCAAATTAACAATAGATATTGCGGGACAGATAAAGCAACACTAACAAAAAAATCAATAACTTCATTGCTCATTTCGATATGGTATGTCCATGAAAGAGCAAAAGGATTTGAACATCATGTTCGAATCATTGACGATAATTCAAGTAAAGAAACACAGCAATTTTTTCACGATATTGCAAAGTTATTTACGAGAGATAGAATCACAGTAGAAGTAGTACAAACTAAAAATACTGGCATCAAGAATTCTATTAAAGAATGTTATGATTGGTTGGCTCAAGAAGGAAAAGATTTTGTCTATCAAATACAAGATGATTATCTTTTTGAGCCATCTGCAATATACGAAATTATGGGAATGTTCTTTCAACTGAAAGAACAAGTAGACACCGAAGCAGTCGTTATTGGGTTTAACAACCCTATATGCTGGGGCATAGATTATGCTAACAGACCTACTCCTAGAACTATATTCATGGGTGAAAAAAGGTACTGGATTCAAATTTATGATGTTGCATGTACTTTCTTTACAAGCAAAAATCAGTTTATGAAACATTTAGATTTGTACGAAACTTTTTTAAATCTTTTAGACAAACCACTCGGTGAGTTGAAAGAACTAGAAAGTATTTCACTGAACTACATGTTTACAAAGAGAGGTGTATTGGGTGTATGTCCAATAGAAAGTTTGAATTTACATATTCAAGATGAACAAGACAAAGATCCATACATAGATTGGAAATTAAGGTGGGATAATGTCCCGCACATAGATGACATAAAGTTTTGACCATTAGGTTCTTTTCAGCAATTTAATTTTATCTTTCTGGAAAAAAGAGAGGCTGGGTTCGAATCCCAGCAGTGAGTTGGTCGTCACTGTAGTGTAGTGGTAGCACGAAAAAAGAGAACCTGTTATAATTCAAGTAAATAATATCGCAGTGTGTTAGAAGAGGTATCTGGCAAGGCTCATAACCTTGAGGTCGGTGGTTCGATTCCACCCACTGCAACCAATTATCGGGGTGTAGCGCAGTCTGGTTAGCGCATCTGCTTTGGGAGCAGAGGGTCGTGAGTTCGAATCCCACCACCCCGACCATTTAACTTAAAGAGGAAAACATGGCAAAACTAAATGATGGTAATAGAAAAAAGGTCGTAAAGAATACTTGTCAAAATGGCAGTAAATCAAGCACTGCTAATAAATCTCGTAAAGACAAAAAGTATAGAGGTCAAGGAAGATGAGTAAAGGTTCTAGTCCTCGCCCGTTTAGTGTAAGTCAACAAAAGTTTGGTGAAAACTTCGATGCGATTTTTCGCAAAGATAAACGCAAGGAAGAAGAACAACAACTAGAAGATGAAGAATTTAAACGCATTGCTGAACAGTCAGAAATTAAAGACAGTAAGCAAGGTGGCTAAATAGTATATCGGATCCTTAGCTCAGTGGTAGAGCAACGCCCTTACAAGGCGAAGGTCAGTGGTTCGACCCCACTAGGATCCACCAAGAATATGCGGGATTGGTGCTAATGGTAACACGAGACCTTGCCAAGGTTTAGTCACGAGTTCGATCCTCGTATCCCGCTCCAAAATATTGAAAGATAACATGGCACGTATAAGTAGTGAAAAAGCAGTTAGCCAGATTGGCAACCGGTACGATTTGATCCTGGTAGCATCCCAACGTGTTAGAGAATTACGTAAGGGACACAGGCCTAAAATGAGTACAAAGAATGGGCCAGTACTGACTGCCCTGACAGAGATCGAAGAAGGTCTTTTAGGTCGTGATTATCTTAAAAGAATTAGTAAATGAATAGATGGGCTGATAGTGATAATGGGAGCACAGTGGCTTTGCAAGCCTCGGGTCGGGGTTCGATCCCCCGTCGGTCCACCAAACAACTATGTTTTTAATAGGCGACAGAAAACTTAGAAATATTTTAGTGCAAAGCGATCACGGAGCACTAATTGTAAATAGAAACGATATTGGTCCCGACGGCGTAGGCATCGGGGCTTTTATTTTGGATCATGGTAACAACAATACAGTAGAAGCTAATACACTGATGCAGGTTTTAGCAGATGTTGATAATCCAATCATTTTTGATATCGGCGCTAATATAGGCACATTTGCTACTTGGGTAGCCAAATGGTCTTCAGCCAAGAATGGCAAAGTTTATTGTTTTGAACCACAAAGGCAAGTTTTTCAAATGCTTTGCGGTAACATGGCAATCAACAATATATTCAATGTATATGCATATGAATTAGCTTTGGGCAAACAAGAACAATACATTGAACTTCCTGATTTAGAATACGACAAGCAAGGCAGCTTCGGAGCATTCAGTCTAGATATTTCAACTAACACAAACAAATATACCTTCAAAGAAAATAATACACAACGAGTTAAAATGACTACGTTGGATAAGTTCGTAGAAGAACATCAAATACCCTATGTGAACTTTTTAAAAATTGACGCAGAAGGGCTAGACATTGATGTTATGGAAGGTGGTATGAATACCATCCTAAAACACAAACCCGATCTTTATGTTGAGTACTTGAATCTCGGTTCTAGTAAAAATGAAGATACAAGTGACGAAGGTAGAGAAGTCTTAACACAATACTTACACCGACTAGGATACAAAACGTTAGTCATACAACATGACATTTTCGCAAGTGTCCGTGATGTGTTTGTATAACCATTATAATGGAAGCGTGGCAGAGTGGTCTATTGCAACGGTCTTGAAAACCGTCGTTCATGAAAGTGGGCCGTGAGTTCGAATCTCACCGCTTCCGCCAACAATAGTGAGTTGCCTGAGAGGCTGAAGGGCGCATCCTGGAAAGATGATGGTCGTATTACACGGCACGAGGGTTCGAATCCCTCACTCACTGCCAACATTGACTGCAGGTAATTCTAAGAACCCATATTGATAATCTTCGAGTAGCTGTAACATATATTCATGTAGTTCTTTTCTATGTTTAAAGACTACAAGATCATTATGCCTTGCTTTTAGTTGTGCTTCTATAAAACCTAGTAAGATGTTTTCTTCATTTGGATTTTTATGAATCAACTTTTGTTTAGCTACTTCTAAGTTTTCAATATACTTATTGCACATTAACCTATCTTTTTCTGTCATTGCTAGTACATTGTTGATTTCTGAACGCATGGTGCCTATCAAGTCACCGGTGTGTAAATCGATGTTAGCAATGATTTTAAAGAACACATTAGATAGATTCATTATTGCTTCTGAGCGTAGCCCTATAGATCCACTTATCGTATTAGTTTCGTTATAAGTTTTTCTACGTTCAGGATCACTTAATACCTCATACGCAAGTTTTATGCGTTTGAATTTTTCTGCATCGCCGCCTTTATCTGGGTGATGTATACTCGCCAAATGGCGATACTGGTGTTTGATTTCTTCAAACGTACAGTCTTTGGGCAACTCTAATTCTTCATACAAATTCATTAAGTATTTAGTTGCCCAAAATAGTTTGACAAGTATTAGATTAATGATACAATACTTGTATTGAATGAGTTACAGGGATGATTACAGCAATTTAAAAAATACTTATAGCGTCTAATGCAGTAGAAGTTGGCCCGCAAGGCTGATAAGGGGAAACTCTAATCATCTAGTCCTAGGCTAGACGGCGATGGAACTGACGACTTATGGAAAGACATATATGATGTTTGTACAGACACAACACAAACTAGCCAACATGAATGTTGGTATGCGTCTAGGGAACTGAACCGATATACTGGGGAGAGGCTAGAGCAGACAGAAAAACTTAGACCAGTTCCGAACATCCCGTTTAAATTTTTAGGATCGGTTCAGCAAGTAACCAAACTTGGAACAGCTAGGATACTATGGTAGTTATTGGAGGGTACGCCCTGTGAAGGTAACTATTGAAATAGTCCCAGCAAGGTGAGTTTCGATTTCTCACTGTAATAAAAAAGTAGGCAACGATCCTGTTGACAAATAATCAAAATTGAAGTATAATTAGTTTTTAGGATGCATTCAGCAACTTTTAAAATTTCAATTCATAAATGAAACTAAAAGCGCATCCTGTTGCATAACACACATAGAAAGGAGAGTACTATGCAATTCGCAGAAGCAATCAAGAACCAAGAAACTCGTACTACAAATGGTATGAAGGCTCGCAAGTCAAGTGCTAACGCATGTGTTGACTTGTTCTATAACATCGGTGCAAGCCGTGGCAAGAACATCGTTCCTGCTTTCACTGCGGCTTACGTAGAAAACTCCGATCTGGCTCTCCGTATCGCACAATGGGCACGTGATGCTCGTGGTGGTAGCGGTGAACGTCAACTTTTCCGTGATATCTTGCAATATCTGGAAAAGACAAATCCAGAAGATGCTATGCGTCTGATGGTTAAGGTCCCTGAATTGGGTCGTTACGATGACCTGCTTGTGTTTAAGACCCAGCCTCTCAAGGCCAAGGCATATACTATGCTTGGTGATGCGCTCCGCGCACGTAACGGCTTGGCAGCAAAGTGGACTCCACGTAAGGGCGAAGTAGCACGTGAAATCCGTGAATTCTTCGGTATGACTCCAAAGCAATATCGTAAGAGCCTTGTTGCTTTGACAAATGTTGTTGAAACACAAATGTGTGCCAACGACTGGGACAACATCAACTACAACCATGTTCCCTCTGTGGCACATGCACGTTACAAGAAGGCATTCGGTCGTCATGGTACAACCTACGCTGAATACGTAACTAAGTTGGTGAAGGGTGAAGCTGGTGTTAAGATCAACGCAGGTGCAGTATACCCTTACGATGTATTGAAGGGCGCTATCAACCGATACAGCCGTCAATCTATGTCTAAGACAGAACTTGACGCATTGCAAGCCCAATGGGATGCACTGCCTAACTACATCGGTGACGCAGATGTTCTACCTATGGTAGACTCTAGCGGCTCTATGACTTGCGCCGCAGGTGGTTACAACTCTAAGTCTGGCTTGTCCTGCTTGGAAGTTGCACTATCCCTGGGCTTGTACTTTGCTGACAAGAACAAGGGTAAGTTCGCTGATTGTTTCCTAACTTTCAGTCGCACTCCTAAGCTTGTCAACCTTAAGGGTAACATCAATCAAAAGATTGACCAGATGAACACTGGCGAAGTTGCTAACACCAACTTGAACGCGGCGTTTGATCTGATCCTTAAGACTGCGGTTCAGAACAAGGTTCCTCAAGCAGAAATGCCTGGTACTCTTGTAATCTTCTCCGACATGCAGTTCGACGGGGCTGTTGACGGTAAGGATGAATCTGCCATCAAGATGATGGAACGCAAGTACAAGGAAGCTGGCTACGAACTACCTCGTGTAGTTTTCTGGAACTTGAACGCTGCCTATGGCAACACCCCTGTCAAGTTCGATAAGAGTGGTACCGCTCTTGTCTCCGGTTTCAGCCCTGCGCTGGCAACATCAGTAATGGCTAACGACTTGGAAGACTTCACACCAGAAGCTGTCATGTTGAAGACCGTTATGAAGTCTCGCTACGACTTGCCTGAAAAGGTCTAAATAGTAGTATAGAAACACTCGGGATACTCTTCTCCGTTAATGAAGGCGTAATTGTAGTAACGATAACTACACGGTGCATTGGATCTACCGCAAGGCCCGCGTTACATGGGCGACTTGAGAAATCACAAAGGCAGAGCATGACTGTCTAAATGGAATAATGCAGGACAGCACCTTAAACTCATGTCGGGGCTCGGTAGTGCGAGTAGCCGACAATCTTTATAAGTGTATGACACACCCTGCTGATAAGACAGGCTCTGTTGGTGAAAGAGTCGTGCATTTATAAAGGCATCCTAGACGAACAACCGCAATAGTCTTACACGACACGTTCTTTAATTTTAATACTTTAATATACATTAGTGCAACTAGGATGCTCTTTTTGCGGTTGACAATAATTCCCAAATTATATATAATAGAGACAGTTAAACAATGCCCTTGTGATGGAATTGGTATACATACTAGTTTGAGAGACTAGGTTATGCAGGTTCGAATCCTGTCATGGGCACCAAACAAAAGAGAGTTATCATGCCTTGGATTCAAAACGTAGCACTTGCTGATATTCCTAGAGGACAGCACATCCGTGTCGGGGACAACAGTGTCCTGATTCAAATTGTTGACCCAGGTATGGAGTTCCCCACTCCCCTATACAAGTTTGGTCAGGTACATCAATTTCAATTCTTGGACCTTGAGCGTGATGACAAGTACGGTGAAGAATTCAAGATTACAGATCATCAAGCAAGTAGTTTGGTATTGATTTTGAAACAAGCCTTGCTCAATCGCAGTGACGTTGTGGTTCACTGTGTCGCAGGTGTTTGCCGTAGCGGTGCAGTCTGCGAAGTTGGTGTGATGATGGGCTTTCAGGATACTGAGGCTTATCGCAGTCCTAACTTGTTGGTCAAGCACAAAATGATGAAAGATTTGGGTTGGACGTATGATGAAAATGAACCGCATACTATCAATGGTGTGCCGTTCGAATATGATGAATTGGGGAACAAAAAGATTTGGGTTCCCCCGCAAAAAGAAGATAATTATGATTAAAGTAAAAGAGTTAGAGTTTTTAGATTTGGCTTCCGCAATGGAGTATGCTAAGTCATTGAATGAGTTTGTTGCTATAGTCGGTGATGGTTTTGAAATTGTCGGAATGTTCGGTGTTGATTCTGTTGTGGACGGTAAGACGCCTGACGGTGCTGTTTATGACTGGAATAAGGCTTCTCGAATAGGTCGAGTGAAGAAGGAAAGGGTAGCATAAAGTGCTACCCTTTCCCATATTGACAGAAAACAAATTTGGTTGTATAATAGATGTTTTAGAAAGGAGCATAGTATGGGTTACAACACCAAACATTTTGACCATGAAGCATACTATGCTTCCAAGTCAACAAAGGAGCTTGAGGCTCTGTTGAAAAAAGCTGAGGACTTTGTAAAAGAACACCCTCAATTTGAATATAGCTGGCACAATGAATATCGGCAAAAACTGAAACTGTTGATTGCTGAAAGGATTGGTAAGAAAAAATGAAAAAGTGGATTACAAGTGACCTGCATTTTGGTCACGCAAATATTATGAAGTTCTGCCCTGTAACACGGGCAGGGTTCACTGATGTGGCTCACATGCGTGAGCAAATGATTACCGAGTGGAACAAGAGTGTCGCACCGGAAGATGAAACATTCATCTTGGGTGACTTTGCATTCTTGCCTGCTAAGGATGCTGTTGAAATTTTGCGCCGTTTGAACGGCTCTAAGATTTTGATTGAGGGCAACCATGACCGCAAGCTGTTGAATGACCCTTCGTTCCGTCGTGAGTTTAAGGAAGTTCACCAGTATTTGCGTTACAACCATGATGGTCAACTGGTCATTATGATGCACTATCCTATCTACGAATGGGATCAAATGCATCGTGGTGCAGTTCACTTTTATGGTCACGTTCATGGTAAGGCTACCGGGCTTGAAAAGTATCGTGCCCGTGATGTAGCGTTTGACGCTACTGGTCGTGTCGTATCAGATTTTGATATGATGATTCAGGATGCATTGAAGGGTGAGATTCGTAGTCACCATTAAGGAGAGTGTATGGCTAAGTGTTATCAACTGATCGGAGTACCTGGTTCTGGTAAGTCCACTTGGGTTAAGAACCAAGAATGGGCTAATGAATGTGTTGTCGTGTCAACAGATGAATTTGTTGAGGACTATGCAAAAGAAGTAGGTGCTACTTACAATGATGTGTTTGATGATTACATGCCTACTGCGGTGAAGTTGATGGCTGAAAAGGTAGAACGTGCCCGCG